TATCTACAGTCAGGTTCGAGGAAGCATACACATTACCAACGACATGTAGTTCAGCGTCCGGGTACTTAGTATTGATACCCACGTGATCAGCTTCAATATCGACATGGAAAGTGTCCAAATCGACAGTCAGGTTCGAGGAAGCATACACATTACCAACGACATGTAGTTCAGCGTCCGGGTACTTAGTATTTATACCCACGTGATCAGCTTCAATATCGACGTGGAAAGTGTCCAAATCGACAGTCAGGTTCGAAGAGACGTACACATTACCCACAACGTGGAGATTGGCTGAGGGGTCAACCGTTCCAAGTCCTACGGACTTGTTTACCACATCAACATGAAGGGTATCATTATCCACAGTGAGGTTAGAGCTCACGTAGACGTTACCAACGACATGCAGATTGGCTGAGGGGTCCACCGTTCCAAGTCCTACGGACTTGTTTACCACATCAACATGAAGGGTATCAGTATCTACAGTCAAATTAGAGCTGACATATACATTACCCACAACATGAAGTTCTGCGGATGGAGTCACGGTCTTGATACCAACTTTATTCTCGGACGAATCTACAAATAAAGTATCTGTATCGATCGTTAGATCACCGGTGATATTTGTATTTCCCGTCACGACCAAAATATTTGAACCCACATCGTCGACATAGAGATTGGAACCGACATCTAGGGTGTGAATGGGATTTGTATTTAAAACACCAACATTGGCTTCTGTGAAAAGACGACCATACACATGCACATTGATATCTTCGGATGTTAAGGGTACAATTGTATTACTGTAAGCGCTACTTTCCGTGAATGCCAAAATTATTTCGTTCGTCTCTTCCTTAAATCCTATGGTGACATTTGAATCGGGACGACCCATAATAAGTCCCAAATCAAGGGTTAAATCCCCAGACGTATTATTCTTACCCAATTCGATAATAGCATCTTCGATGATGAGGTTGTTACTTGTGATTGCCGTTACATTACCGATCACATCGAGATCCCCGGTGACGCGCACACCACCTGAAACTACAAGAACATTAGACCCGGTATCATCAACGTAAATGTTTGACCCAATACTTAAAGTGTGACCAGGTGTGGAGTTTGCAATGCCCACATTTGATTGAGTTACAAGAGCGGTTGTGTTATTGACAAAACTTACAACGTTAGATGTTACATTACCTTGGTTTGTTACCGCCGCTAAACCCTGATTACCGATGAGATCTGAAGCTCTTTCACCCGATTCTACGAGTTCCTTGGTTTCGGTATTATACATCATAAGTACAACCGTTGGTTTAGATGCGTACTCGGTATCGAGACGCACTGGTGATATATAAAGAGAGCCCCCACTCGACGCATTGATAGCGGTATTACTCGCATTCAAAACGATCGTATTTTCCCCCTGGTCGTCTGTGGTATTTTTACCAAAGCGGATCTTAGTAGACCTCTCAATGGTAGGGATGTTCTTAACCATTTAATATAACATTGTATTTTAATTTGCGTAAAGGAGACCAGCCATACCATTCTCGATACGAAGGATGTTGTAATTGACCGCGTATATAGGGTCGTTAATAGGCATACTCTCACTCATGATTTTAGCTGAATCCAACCTACTAAAGTTGAGCGTGCCTGTAGGCTGCAAAGAACTCGTTGATAGACAGAAACAGTATAAAAAGAAATCTGGGGAAGTTACGAAGTTTGTATGATAATAGTTCATGACATCGATAAAGTGTGGCTTACCCCATCTATAATTGCTTACATCGAGACCATTAATATTTAACTTAACTTTATTTGTTGGGGAAGTGAGAGCACCATCGGTGGTTGTATCAGATGATGCGAGGTACTTCACAGGATGGTTGAACGTAAGGTCTTGGACAACTTCACCTGAAGCGATATTTTTTTGAGTCTGTGTGATGAGGAGGTCGTGCTTCCTCGATGCGACGTTACCCCTCTCCTCGTTATCGAGATAGTAATAATTTGCGTAGCATTCTACATTATAGTTTGCAGCCTGATCGGCCCAATAAATCCTAATTTCCACATTGTGATAGTTTAATGCTACGAGAGGTAAGGCACATTGTGGTCCCTCACAAAAGAAAAACCTAAGGGGGTAAAAATACGAACGAGCGCTCACACCCGGGTGTGTACCGTTCGAACTCTTAGAAACATTTTGGGCGAAAGTGTCTATGGCAATTTTTTCAGTAAAAATTGCATCTTGGGTGTCAATGACGGAACCACCAATTAGAAGTTCCACCTTGTCGATAATGGTGTCCCACCTCTGCACATCTAGGGCTTGGGTTGTGTCATCGAGAGTAAAATAGACATAGCCGAGGAGGTCACCAGAACGTTCGAATTGAACGCTGGACATCGAATTGTTTTTCACAGCTCCATGGATGGTTTGTTTTTCGATGGACTGTGAAAAATTAGCATGCCTTTTGAATGTTGAACTAAAGAAAGATATTTCGGGGTCCCCCATGATATATTCATCCTGGGCTCCGATAGCAATCAATTGAACAATACCAGCGGACATGGTATACTACTTTAACGGAAGAAAATTACAGGTTGGGTTTTCTACACACGAAGCGAATAACTAAAAAATTATTACCAGTCCCATCTGGAACTGTCACTGCGTCCTGATCTCTAATTGTAATAGTTAATCGATCAATGCGACGAATGGGATCAATATATTGTGTGGCGATTGTATAATTATCTTTAAAAACAATGTCAGCTGCACCATCAGTAACTATACTCGCAAACGAACTGCGAAGCACACTCATGGAAGCTTGACCCTCATAAACATTGGAAGCTCTATCATTAAAAATGCTATCGAGTTCATCTATGGATATATAGCAGTGTTCTGTATCGGTGGTTGTACTAATACGGGCACCTAGAAGGCGAGCCTGAACAACATTTTTCAGGGGCTGCTGAAGATAGCAAGTAAAAGTGTTGGCGCTATCTTGACCAATGGAATCAATAGTCACGGTGTGATACTCATAGTTGAGATCTGGAATAGTCTCTGTAGGGGAGGTAATGAGAGCCATTTATAGTTAGCTTAGATTAAAGATCCACCGATTCCCTCCGAAATCTCATAGCTCGAGAGATCCGATACAAGCTTTTGAGCACCACAGAGGCCACCTGGAGTCAAGGACTTGGTGTAGGCACTACCATCCTTACGACCTGGGGTGCATTCAATCTTGGACTCCAAGTCGAAGATTGTCTTTTCACTGAGTGGGTTAATCTTAATTGGCCTGGGTTGGTACATACTGGTTTGGGTGAAGGACATGATAACCAGGATGATGACAAATAGCACAGCTATAGATTTCACAGCCATGAGATCTTGTTTGTTAAGATTGAACATTTATTATCTACATAGATTTTTTTAAACTGCGTTAAAGGTAATTTTTTTAGTTTCTACATAAAGAGTAGATGGACGAAGAAATCGTACTCGACCGTGGAAACACCACCGTGATGAAATTAGATGCAGATGAACAGGCACTCATGGACGAGATTGAGATATCGGTTCCCCGCCCTAAACCAGTCCCACGTCCTAGTCAGCCAATGCGTCAGGCACCAGTTCAGCAACACCAAGAGGCTATGGATGCCTTTGTAAACCCTAATAAGCAGTCGGCTCCTCAGCAGCCAGCCCAAGAGGAGGAGGAGATTGATTACGGAGAGAATTTTTATGATGACGAACCTATGGGTCCTGGCGCTACTTACCAGGAAGAGCAGCCTTCGAAGGGTTACACTTCTGTAGATGAAGAGAAGTCTGATCTTCTCAATAAGTTGGCCCGTCTAGAGAAGAAAGGTTTCAATGTGAATAAGAGACTTAACGCATACTCTAGTATCGACGAGTTGAGGTCTGAGGTAAAGCGTATAACGTATAGTATAGATGTAGAACAGTCTATTCGCTTTTCGAGGCGTATGCTTATTGCCTGTGTAACGGGTTTAGAGTTTCTCAACAAGAGGTACAATCCCTTTGAGATTCAACTCGATGGTTGGTCGGAGTCTGTGATGGAGAATGCCGATGACTACGATGGTGTCTTTGAAGAGCTCTATGTGAAGTATCGCTCGAAGGTCAGTGTTGCCCCAGAGGTTAAGTTGATCATGATGTTGGGTGGCTCTGCAATGATGTTCCATTTGACAAACAGTATGTTCAAGTCGGTGATGCCCAACATGAACGATGTTATGAAGCAAAATCCAGACCTCGTAAAGAATATGATGGCGGCGGTTCAGAATACAACACGGGCACCTGATGGACCACCAGCGGATGCCCCGGTCGGTGGCACCAGTGGTCAATACGAGATGAAGGGACCCGGACTTGATATTTCCAGTCTCATGGGTGGCATTATGATGCCTCCTCCACCCCCTATGAACACCAACGTAATGACTGAGACAGTAAATCGTATGAGTGATGATGATGACATGTCTGACATTGTATCAATATCGGGCGATTCAACTGGGGGTGAAGTCAAGGAGGTCAATGTCGGTGCTTCCAAACCCAAGCGAACCAGGCGAAAGAAGAAAACTGAAATTAATCTCTAATACTATATAAATGATAGCGTATTGTCCGCTGGAGGAACTAGAACCTCCTATCCGACAGCAGAAGCCTGTCGTGAAACCCAATGTTAAAGAGGTAAAAGTAGAAGTTGGTCACGAAGAAACTGAATTGAATTACGTCATCATGGGATTTATTGCCGGCGTTGTTTTACTCGCCGTCTCCGATACCGTCAGGACGTAAATGTATGAATTGAATCTACCGCGGGGTCTCCCCTCGTAGTACATTTAATATGTGAAGGCTGCGATTTCATCTGTATCCAAAGAATCTGGATCATTACCATGACCACCTGTATTTGTTCTTACAGACTCAAATTTACCATTTGTGGAAGATAGAAGCTCTATAAAGAGATCATAGTCGTAATTTTGGGATGAAGTATTACCTGTATTTGGTTTGATTATGATACCCTGTTTAGCGGTTGAAACTGTTGAAGACCATGGGTAATCGTTGGTACCACCAAAGAGATTGTTAGTACCAACTGCTATATCTACAGTGGAAACGGTCTGATCGTGTGTTCCACCCTGTATTTCTAAAACAAGTGTGCTCATTCGCGACACATCACCAGTTTCTCGCAGAACAGCTACAATTTTAGCATAGAATGATCCTTCGCTAAAGTATAACTGGACATCTTGACTTTGAGCTGAAGTTCTTGTAAATGCTTGTGCATACCTCTTACATGCAACCTGGTTGGAGTTTGTTATGATACCACCACCAACTTGGAGTGCTGTATTGGCAGTATCACCACCCAAATCGATAGCGACTGCATCACCAAGGTCGATGTTTCCACCGACTGTAATATCATTTTCTATGGTGAGGTTGCTGTTGATAAATGTTTCCGTAGATGTTGGATTTATATACACATTCCCTGTAGTGTCAGAGATAATATTCGATGTACCACCAGTTGTCTTAAATTCTATTACTGCGTTGCTTGACGCGTGTTCGATGAGGAAGGTTCCATCATAAAGGTGAGTCTTTTGAAGTGGATTTGTAGTGCCTATACCTACATTGCTTGTATGTGTAATACGAATTGCATCAGCATCTGTACCGTTGCGTACTCCACCCAAAATCAGACCCGTAATGTCATTCGTTGTATCGTGATATCCCCTCATGTAACCACCATCTTCATCATCGAGATATAGAAGTACCCCAGTCTTTGTCGTGCCACTAACAGCGGCGTTACTTGTCAACTTCAAAACATCTGAATCAGAAGTACTTGAGTTGTGAATCTGAACATTCGACCCAGTAATCGTGTCTGTACCGATACCCAAATGACCCTGTTGGTTAAAACGAGCAAACTCAAATTCATCTCCATCTGAAATTTCATGAACAAAAGTCATTGCACGCGCAGTACCCGCATCAGCAACATTTCTGTAAATATTCACCGAATCACCGGATATAGGATTTGTCGTTTCAAACTCGATGCCCGTGAGTTTAAATTGACCACCTGCAGTAAATTCAACATTACCAGCGACGACGAGTTTGTTCGCAGAGTCACTGGGCGCTGTATTCACTTTACCATTAATGATAACAGCACCCTCGGAGGTGATACGCAAAGGAATATCAACAGCTGTATCAAGTTCGGTCAATGGCAAACCAGTAGCTAAATCAAATTCAGCATCATCGTATGTTTGAAATATGTGTTCTGCGGCGAGGTGACGTATCCTCGTGGTACCTTCCAAACCAGAACCCTTATTACCCTTGTAAATGACAAGCTCATTCTTAGCTTGATTTTCACCATACCTCCTCTCGATGAAGGCGGTGTTCCCAAATTCACTCGCTTCCAGACCACCAAATGTTAGCATGTTCCCAATGACAACGTTACCTTTGATTTCTAATTCACCCCTCGTTGCATCTGTACCGATACCGACATTGCTCGTAGATCCATCGATGTATATAGAAGTTGAAGAAGCTTCTTCAACTACTGTCGCATTACTGGTAATTCTAAAATCACCTTGTGCCCCCGTAATACCCACAGACCAACCCGCATTTCCATTTACATAACTGCTAAAGGAATTTCCTTCTGCTAGATCAGTCTTTGCGGAAATGATGGCGTCACCATTATCGTGGTTATGCACTAATAGACCTGTGTCACCCACACCCGAACACTTGACTTCTAAGAAAGCTTCTGGGATTGTATGACCGATTCCAACCTTCCCATCACTGCGTATGGTCATAATATTGGTATCAACTGCATAATCATCGTCAGCCAGATTTATATCGAGGCGTGTTTTGGATTGGCTATCCGTCATGTCCCACTTACCCAACTTGAAAGAAGCTCTGGCGCCATATTTAGAACCCGTCCCTTCCCTAGTGAGTTGGAATACATTTGAAGTAGTATTAACTACAGTTATTTCCGAAGTGTTATTCACGACGAGGGGTGTGCTGAGATGATTGTAGCTGTTACGACGTGTAACTTGTTGATTAATGAAAGCAGATCCCCCAGATGTCTGGAAAAGGCTTTGGGGTTGCGTTGTCCCAATACCCACATTACTAGATTCCAGTATGGTCATCTTCGCCGCACCCATAGTGGATGTGGTACTCGCGTAAAAGTTGAGACCCTTCCCAGTACTCACGATGTTTTCAATTTTGTTTTCACCCGAGTTTGGTAATGCATATATTCGCATCCCCTTAGAGCCCCACGTGTTACCATAGACCACAGCGTTACTCCCAGTGACTTGAACATTTCCACTCACTGTGAGAGCCTCGGTGGGACTTGTATTTGCGATACCAATGTACCCGTTAGAGGTTATACGCATTCTCTCTGTATTTTTTGTTTTGAATCTGATATTTTGGTGTGAATTTGACGTGCTGGCACCATATACTTCAATACTGCTCACGTTAGAAGTGGTTGGGCCGGATCTGAGGACGAGTGCATTTGAAGTGCTATCGGGACCAGTTTGATCTGCATGTACGAGAATATTCGAACTCGATGCTACCACCCGTGTCTCAAGGTTTGTAGTGACGGTATTACCCGAAATGGTTAGGGTATTGGCAGCTGTCAGATTTGCAAAGACTTTTGTGCCTATAGACAATGCATCTGTCGGTGAGGTATTAGATACACCAGAGGCAGAAGTTCCTGTTGTGCGAAATGAATCCATCTGAACGTTGGCATTCATAACAATTGGTGGCTCAGCGGTGGAATCGATTTGTAAAAGATCGTTCGTACTAGTTATACCACCGTTACCCAAACTTAGCTTTTCTATGAAGACGTTACCGGTGGCATGCATCACGTTTGATCCCGTCTCTTCGAAAAAGACATTAGAACCAATACAAAGCGTGTGCGTAGGTGCAATGTTTGCGACACCCACATTACTATCAGTGTAAAACTTACCATATACATGAACATTCACTGTATTCGAATCTAAACTGATTAGTTGTTCTCCGGGACCACCGAATGTATAAGCACTATCCATTGTTTTTGAAAACATGAATTCATTGTTTGACGTATTGTATCCAAACACTAAATTCGCTTCGACACCAGGATGATCTGTCATAAGCAGAGCATTATCATACGCACCCCCGGGATAACCATCAGCCATTTGAATGCACGCATTGGCCACGATCAAGTTATCAGCCGTCAAATATGTCAGATCATCTGTAATACTTACATTACCGGCGACCACAATGTTACCCGTTACTTTAAGATCGCCGTTATTGATCACAACGTTACCATTTTCAAACAACGCCGCATCTGCACCTGTTTCTGTAAGTGGTCCTGCTATAATCTTCGTTGAATATGTGTTTCCGGTGATTTGAAGGATATTGGAAGCAACACTATCAACAACAAACTTACTGTTTACGGTTCTGAAGATATTTGTAGCGAGGAGATTTGTGGAAACTACGTTACCGAGGACTGTGACAAGATTCGGTGATGCACGATTGATGAGAAAACGATCCGTGCCAACTTGAAAATCATTCACAGGATTTGTGGTGCCGATACCAATCTGGGTGGCTGTGAGACGATTAACATTTGTAAATCCGGTTAGTTCAAAGTCACCCGAAGCACTCAGTTGATTTGTAAGGACAAGATTTGATACTGTAATTTTGTCTGCTGTAATTTCACCGGCATCTATACTCGCGACACCTGCGATAACATCTTGCTCCCTGGGTACAGCATCTAAACTACTTACGAAAATTTGCCCTGCAGCGACAAGTATTCCCTCCGCTTGTGTAGCCATTATATTAGTTACCGAATAAAATTCCAGCTAACCCGTCTTTGATCCTGAGCACGTTATAATTAACTGCATACACATACATGTAGGACCGACCATCCGCTTCAACACCCCTCAATACAAGTTTCGCATTGTCCAGACGACTAAAATTACAGGAACCCGATGGGTTGTAGTCTGATGCATTCATACAGAAGTGATAGGCAAAGTACCGGGTGAAGTTTGGTGAATGACTAGAAGTATTATAAGACGATTTACCATATG